CGGCTCCTGCGCCCTCTCCGTCCGACCCTACGTTGGCTGATGGCTTCCCTAAGCGAATCCTGGCTACGTACTTTGAGGCATACGCCTCCACTGCCGGTACGACATTCAAGATCACCGATGTTCCTACGGACTTCAACGTGATTTACCTGTTCAACGCACGCTGCAACAGCGACGGATCGGTTTCCTTCCCGTTCCTGAACGCTCCTATCACCAAGGCTGATGTACAGACATGCCGGGATCGTGGCCAAAAGGTCATCCTCACGGTCGGTGGCGCAGGCTTGCAGTTCATCTTTTCAAACCGTACTCAGACTACGAACTTCGTCAACTCCCTTCAAGATGTCATCACGGCACTCGGAGGCGTGGACGGTATTGATTGGAACAACTTTGAGGGCGGTTCACTCACTCCTTCCAACCTTGGAGCGTTTGTTACTGAAACGATTTGGGCCACGCAGCAATTACGCAACGTGTATGGACTCACCTTCGGCAGCACAGCTCCCGTGGGCGGCAATACAGCAGACCCGACTCAGTTGCAGTGGGCTACAGCCATGAACAACGCAGGGTGTCTCACATGGGTTAATCCTCAGTACTACGACTGGAGCGGCTACAAGGAACCCGGCTTCGTTAGTAACTACACGCCTGCTTCCGGTACCTATGGCTATGACCTCAATTCCCGTTGGGTTGGTGCTATGGGTGGCGATGCCTCTAAGGTTGTCATGGGCTTCTCTGCGAACTATTGGGGCTACAACTTACCGGCAGGACAGACTCACGCTCCCTACGCACAGGCTCTCACGCTTGCTGAGTGTACCCGTGAGTTCGACGCAGCAACTACAAAGTACCCAAACCAGCGCGGAGCCTTCTGCTGGAACGCCTACCTGAACTCAGCTTCGGTCAACCAATACGGCGCTGCATCGAGCGACGGCAACAACGTGTGGGGCTCTACCATGAAGGCCCGCTTGGACGCTCTGGCTTGACCAGGAGAAATAATGACAGACATCAACTTCCCTACTGAGCCGACAGCCGGACAACTCTACATCTTTGGTACGCGAAAGTTTCGCTTCAACGGTCGAGGATGGCAGTTACTCTCCCAAGACGAGAAGCTACGGGATACTGTGAGTGTTAAGAACTTTGGAGCCCTCGGCGACGGCGCAACTGATGACACTGTGGCCGTTCAGGCGGCATTCGACTATGCTGCCACCACAAGCAAGGCGGTCCATGCGCCTGCCGGGACTTATTTGGTCGGCAACCTGAACTTCGGTACCAACGCTATCGGCTCCCCGGCCAACGGCCCGAAGCGGCTGACGGGTGATGGTATCGCCACCACGTTCAAGGCCAAGGAAGGCACCACAGGCACGCTCATCAACGCGCGCAACCTCGCAGGCGTCACACTGGCGAACTTCAATATCGATTGCGACAGCAAGGCTGCCACCGGCATTGACACATCTTGGTACAGCGTCGGACCTTCGATGTATAACACCTACTCTAAGGTGTTGGTGGAGAACTACAACGGAGGCCCCGGCTGGATAGCCACCAATAACAACGACTGCACCTTCGATCAGGTGCATGTGCGCACTCCGCAAGGAGGCGCTACGGTTGCTCTTTCGCTTAAGGCTTCAGGCGGTCTTGTGTACATGAAGGACTGTATCTGGAGTAACGCTTTCCTGTACCTTGGAGCACAGAACTACACGCTCACAGGCTGCTGGGGACACGGAATCCAGTTCGCGGCCGGATGTGTCAATGCCGGTGTGATCAATGGCGGTTATGTCTACGCCTCGGCTTCCACTGGTGCTTGCTTCTCGTCTGAATCGCTGTCTAGCGGCTGCAAGGTCGAATCTCTCGTGATGAACGGTACATGGCTGGACTTGGCGGATAATACCCGCTGCGTGTTCCAACTCCGAGCTGCCGGACAGATTGACCTTAATGCCTGCGTGTTGGTTCCCATTTCAGAGGGGCCTCAGTTACTGCACGCTTCTTCCGTGTCAGACACGGGTGTTGTGCGTGTAAACCTTAACGGTGGGCGGGCTGAGCCTGGAGGTACGTTAGGGCTCGACATCCCGACCAATTACGTCCTCACGCGAACGAACTTCAACAACAATGGCACGGTGCAAAACAGCACGTCAGGCACCTTTGTTCCGTCTTTAAAGTTCGGTGGAGCTAACGCCGGCATGGTGACTTCAAACGCGGTCGGACGTTACACCATCGCAGGCGGTTATTGCTTCTTTGAGCTTCTGATTGCCTTGGGCGCAAAGGGAACATCCACGGGAGGCGCAACCATCGACGGACTGCCGCTTGCCTCGGCGGCCGTGGCACCGGACCGCACCTTCTCGATGATGGCGCAGAATGTTACCTACAGCGGCTCGCTTGCACCCTTTCTGGGCAGTGGTTCGACATCCCTTGTGTTGTTCTCCCAGGCATCAGGGACAGGGGTGTCACAACTGAGCGACTCCGCATTCACCAACAGCAGCGACATCCGTATCAGCGGTGCGTATGGTCTTTGAGAGCTCTCATGAATGATATTGAACACAGAGTATTCAGGTTAGAGTTGACCGTGGAAGGCCATACAGAAGAACTAAAAGAACTCCAGACAGATGGCAAGGCAATGAGAGAGTCCCTGGAGGCAATCGTCAGGACACTTCAGCAGATCAAGTGGCTAACCATCGGTGGAGGTGTTGTCTTCTTAGCTACTCAGCTTGGACTCACAGAAGTATTAAAGATCATACTTTGAAAGGATCACAATGGCTCTGCCGACATACTTAGAACTAGTCAATGAGGTACTTGTACGGCTCCGAGAGCCCGAGGTGGGGACTGTCAAAGAGAACGCCCTTTCAGCCCTTATCGGTAAGTTTATTAACGACTCCAAGCGTGTCGTTGAAGACGCCTATAACTGGAATGCCTTGACGGCCACACTCACGGCTACTACGTCCCCTGGGGTCTTCAACTACGCCTTGGTGGGCACGGGAGGCCGCTTCAAGGTCATTGAAGTGTTCAACAGCACTGACCGCCACCACATGAAGGCCAAGAGCACCGTGGAGATGACCAAACTGTTTATCTCTAATCCTAGTCCGGCCACAGGAGCCCCTGCTTACTATAACTTCAACGGTATTGACAGCAACGGGGACACTCAGGTAGACCTCTATCCGGTTCCTAACGATACCTACACGGTATTCTTTAACATCTACCAACCTCAGGACAAACTCTCCATCGACGGGGATACCTTGAAGGTTCCTGAAGAACCTGTTGTCCAGTTAGCCTACGCACGGGCTCTGGTGGAACGAGGTGAAGATGGAGGACTTCAAAGCTCTGAAGCCTACCAGCTCTACAAAGGCATCTTGGCAGACTACATCGCCATTGAAGTTAGCCGGTACCCTGAGGAAGAAAGCTGGGTGGCAACGTGAGTCAGCAGGTACAAGTCTACAGTATCACAGCCCCAGGCTTCATGGGGTTGAACACACAGGACTCGTCCTTAGACTTAGCCTCAGGGTTCGCCTTAACGGCTGTCAACTGTGTGATTGACCAGTTTGGACGGATTGGAGCCCGTAAGGGCTGGGTAGCTCAGAACACCTCTAATGCTGCTCTAGGGACTTCTGACGTTAAAGCCATGGGTGAACTTATCACTGATGATGGCTTTCATTTCATCCTTGTAGCCGGTAACAACAAGCTCTTTAGGCTCAACGCTGGAGTCCTTACGGAGATTACCTACGGAGGTGGCGGCACAGCTCCTGCGATCACTGACAGCAATTGGAAGATTGCAGTACTTAACGGGTGCATGTACTTCTTCCAAGGCGGTCACGATCCCTTAGTCTTTGAGCCTGCTGTCAGTACAACAACCTACAAGCGTGTATCTGAGAAGACAGGCTACGCAGGTACGGTCCCTCAGGCTGATGAGGTTATCTCTGCTTACGGTCGCTTGTGGGCTGTTAGTACGACCACCAACAAGTCCACTGTGTACTTCTCGGACCTTCTCTCGGGCCATGTGTGGACTACAGGTACCGCAGGGAGCTTGGACGTTACTACCGTGTGGCCCAAGGGTGGAGACATTGTAGTTGGCCTTGGAGCCCATAACGGCTTCCTGTACCTCTTCGGACGCAGCAGCATCCTTGTGTACCAAGGAGCCACCTCACCGGCCTCTATGACCTTGGCGGATAGCGTTGTAGGTATTGGTTGCATCGCCAGAGACACCATCAAAGCTACCGGGACAGACATCATCTTCCTGTCAGACACAGGGGTTCGATCCATCCAGAGGACCATCCAGGAGAAGTCAGCACCTCACAGGGACTTGAGCAAGAATGTCCGTACTGACCTAATGGCTAACGTGGCCTCAGAAGGCAATCAAAGCATCATCAAAGCTGTTTACAGCCCCTTTGAGTCCTTCTACCTGTTGTCGTTACCTACCCTCAAGATGGTCTACTGCTTTGACTTGAAGCAAGTAATGCAGGATGGTTCCTCCAGGGTTACGACATGGGACAGCATCCAACCTAAGAGTTTCCTCTACTGTCGTGATGAGTCCCTGCTAATCGGCAAGGAAGGCTTTGTGGGTAAGTACTCAGGGTATCAGGACAATGGAGGCTCATATCGTTTCCAGTACTTTACGAACCATACGGACCTTGGAGCCCCTAGTGTCTCTTCGGTACTCAAGAAACTGACCCTGACGGTGATCGGGGGAAGTAACCAGTATGTCACAACGAAGTGGGGTTACGACTTCAGCGGTAATTATCAAGCAGCCAACGTAAAGATTGCACCTAAAGGGATTGCATTCTTTGGTACTTCAGAGTACAATACCGCGGAGTATACCGGAGGAACTAACCTTGAGGCAATCGTCGCATACCCGACAGGCTCCGGTAAGGTAATCCAAACAGGCTACGAGGCTGACATCAACGGCTCAGCGTTAAGTATCCAAAAGATCGAGATAGCGGCAAAGAACGGAAAGGTGGTCTAACTTGTCTTCCTATATTAAAAGTACTAACTTCACCTCAAAGGACTCCCTGCCTTCCGGTGCTCCCTTGAAGATCATTAAAGGGGCTGAGTTCGATACGGAATTCAACGCCGTTGCTACGGCTGTGAACTCTAAGGCTGATCTTGACAGCCCTACCTTCACAGGCACCCCTACAGCCCCTACCCCTGCTGCTGGAGCATCCAACAGCCAGATCGCCACTATGGCAGCTCTTACGGCTGCTTTGGGCGCCGCTTTGCCTGTCGGCGTGGTCCTGCCTTACGGAGGTTCTACAGCCCCTACAGGCTACCTGCTGTGTGATGGCTCTGCGGTATCCCGTACAACCTATTCAGCCTTGTACACCGCTATTGGCACTACTTACGGTGCCGGCAACGGTTCCACGACATTCAACCTCCCCAATGGTAAAGGAAGAATGCCGATGGGGGCTGATACCGGCTTCGCGTTAGGTACTCAAGGAGGCTCTAAGGATGCTGCTGTCATTGCACACACGCATACAGCCTCCACTACGATTACTGATCCCGGTCACGCTCACGCTCTTGATGGACAGACCGTTCAGGGCTCTACCGTCATGGCCCCATCGGCGCTGACAGACAGCAACGCTCGTCCTCTGGGCACCGCAACATTCAATTCTACTACCGGCATTACAGCCACCACAACAGTCAATAGTGCGGGCACTTCAGGCACTAACGCTAACCTGCCTCCGTACTTTGTGGTCAACCATATTATTAAAACCTGATGCCAAGAACCCATGAGCTTATCTCTGAAGGTGTAAGCCCAGACATCAAGGAACTCCAAAGCCAGGTACTCAAGTGTTATGAAGACTTTGACTTGTATCCTTACCGAAGGATCAACCCTCAAAGTCCTCATGCTCAGATGACAGACTTATGGGTTCGGTACAACGATGTCAGGCCATTTGAGGCTAAAGGAGACTTCAAGGGCTTTGATGATCCTCACGACAGTATCTGGTACCCAATAGCCGACAAGATTCCAGCCGTTAAGGATGTTGTCTTTGACCTTATGAGGCTCGTTGAAGGTGAAAGGCTTGGAGGAATCCTTATCACGAAGCTCCCTCCCGGTGGAAAGATTCTAAGGCATACCGACGGTGGGTGGCACGCAAGGTACTACGACAAGTTCTACGTACCGATCCTCAACGCTGAAGGAGCTACCTTTGAATTTGATGATGGCGTTATCAGTCCTAACCTTGGTCATGTATGGTGGTTTGACAACTCTCAGCCACATTGGGTTGAAAACCGTTCTGATTCCGACAGGATTGCAATGATCGTTTGTGTCCGAACTGAAATGTTTAAGGACAAGAATGCAAACCGTATCTGAGCAGTTTGAGCAACTCAAAGGCACCTTTGAAGTAGACCTTGGAATCATCCACCACTTCTCCAGTGGAGTCTACGCAAAGCAGATGCACTTACCGGCAGGCTTCACGGCCTTAAGCCACAAGCATGAGTATGACCATCTAAGTCTGCTCGCTAAAGGTAAAGTAATTGTAAAGACCGACGAGGACACCAAAGAGTACACAGGGCCTGTCTGTCTCACCATCCGTAAAGGTCTCAATCATTCCATTCATGCCCTAGAGGATGCTGTCTGGTTCTGCATTCATGCAACCGAAGAGACAGACCCTGCAAAGGTCGATGAAGTTCTTATCAAGAAAGTAGAGGTTTAATATGCCGTGGGGTGCAGTAGCAGGAGCCGCAGTAGGGCTCATCGGTAGTTCAATGCAGGCTGATGCTGCCGGTGACGCAGCTCAGCAGCAAGCTGATGCGCAGCTTGAAGCAGCACGCATTCAGGCAGAGGCTTCCAAGTTCCGTCCCGTAGGGATCACCAATCGGTTTGGTAACTCCAACTATA